CAACATACCCGGAGCATCAGATATATTGTCAAATATTGAATTCTCATCGGCTGCACTAGATATCCCTCTTGATTTAAACGAACTGGATATTTCGGCATTTGAACTGCCAGCAGATTTACTGGGGGGAGCAGACTCGGTTCTAGCCGATGCCGCACCACTTGCCGAAGAGGCCTTTGAATTAGTTGCTAGTTTCTGGTAATTTTAGGATATAAATACTAGTATGGCCACATTCGTCGGGTATAGCACTATTAATCAATATAAAAAATTCACACTCACAGATGGTGAGTTGGTCAAACGCGACCTGTTGAATGCTTTTAATATTCGTCAAGGCACTTTGCCCGGACGTCCAGGATATGGTTCTACCCTGTTAGATTATATTTTTGAAAGCCAAGACACTACCACAGAACGTGCTATCCTGGCTGAAATACAAAAAATTGCCGGCGGTGATCCAAGAATCTATATCAGTGATGCAAACTATTATCCTCAACTGAACGGGGTCTTGATAGAATTACAAGTTCAAATAGTTCCTAGTACCACAGTTGAGAGACTCAATATATTTTTCAATCAAGAATCAAGACGTGCCAGTTACGTATAACTACGCCGTTTATTTTTGCAATAAATAAAAGGAACGGACTATTATGGCACGAACTACTAGACAAACAGTTGTATTTGGTGTAGAGGATTGGAAAAGAATCTACCAAACCTATCGCGAAGCAGACTTCCAAAGTTATGACTTTGAAACCTTACGCAAGAGTTTTGTAGACTACATACGTCAATACTACCCTGAAAGTTTCAATGACTACATTGAAAGTTCAGAATTCATTGCCATGCTAGACGTCATTGCATTCATGGGTCAAGCCATGAGTTTCCGCAATGATCTAAACACTAGAGAAAACTATCTAGGCACCGCCGAGCGCAGAGACAGTGTGGTCAAACTGGCCGAATTGGTCAGTTATACTCCCAAACGTAACACAGCCGCACAAGGCTATCTCAAGGTGTTCAGTATACAGACCACAGAAAATGTCACAGATTTTAATGGTGTAAGTCTTGCCAATGTTACTATAAACTGGAATGATCCTACCAACTTCAACTGGGTAGAACAGTTTACAGCCATCCTTAATGCTGCCTTGGTCAATACACAACGAGTTGGCAGGCCGGGCAACAAACAAACTATTGTGGGAGTGGATACATCGGAGTATAGTATCAATTTGGTACCAGGATTTTTGCCAATAGTTCCATATTCAGCCACGGTGAATGGTATTGCCATGCCATTTGAAGCAGTAAGTTCAACTTCTGTGGGCCGAGACTATGTGTACGAACCTAGTCCACTGCCCAATGGTATTTTCAATCTGTTGTTCCGTAATGACCAACTGGGCTTTGCTAGTGCCAACACAGGTTACTTCTTTTACTTCAAACAAGGCGTACTACAAAATCAAGACTTCAATCTTGGCGAACGTATTGCCAATCGCACAGTAAACATCAACATTGAAGGTGTCAACAACGAAGACCGTTGGTTGTTCCAATTAGATAATGTGGGCAATGTACAGTATGAATGGCAATATGTGCAAAGTGTATATGCGGCAGCCACAGAACAACTGGCCCCAGACCAAAGAAAGTTGTTTTCAGTAGTCAGCAGAACCAATGATCAAATCACACTTACATTTGGTGATGGTGTGTTTAGTACTATTCCAGTGGGCTTGTTCCGTGCTTATGTTCGTGCGTCAAATGGGTTAGCATACATTATCAATCCAGAAGAAATGCAAAGCGTGGTCATACCTATCAGTTATGTGAGCCGCACTGGACAACTGGAAACAATCACATTCACTTGCGGTATCACACAACCTGTAAGCAATGCACAACCTCGCGAAACACTTGATGAGATTAAACAACGTGCGCCTGCTAGATACTACACACAGAACCGCATGGTCAATGGCGAAGATTACACTAACTTTCCATTTACTCTGTACAATTCAATTATCAAAAGTAATGCACTGAATCGTGCGTCAATTGGAACATCAAGATATCTTGACCTAGTGGACAACACAGGCAAGTATTCTTCAACCAATACCTTTGGTAGTGATGGAGCCTTGTGGGAAGAAAATCAACTGCCTACATTTAACTTTTCTTGGCTTACTCGAAATGACATAGCCACAGTGATTACCAACAACATTCAACCCCTGCTGGTTTCTACAGGACTAGATCAATTCTATTATGCAAATTTTCCAAGACCCAATCTTGAAGTATTAAATTTTACCTGGAATCAAAGCACCACACTGGCCAATGAGACCACTGGTTATTTTGTAAACTCATTGGGATTTCCTGCCGCCATTGGAACTTATAGTAGTACCATCAGCAAATTCATACAGATTGGGTCACTGGTACAGTTTGTTCCTCCTGCTGGTTACTATTTTGACAGCAACAATCGACTCAAACTAGGAACTCCCAGTCAAGACAATGACAAATTGGTTATTTGGGCCAGTCCCAATGCTATAGTGCTAGATGGTACCAATCAAGGTCAGGGCAACTTTGATGACGGCACAGGTCCTGTGATACTAAACAATTTTGTGCCCACTGGTGCCATTCCTGTGGCAGTTATTCCTTTGTTGATAACAGACTTGCCCAATACCACAGTCACTGATATTACCAACCAGATTGTGTTATATCGTAATTTTGGCCTGGGTTATGACAGTACAGGCACAATCACAGGCACCCCTTACACTTGGTATGTAATTACCAGCACCAACTTGGCAGTGAATGCAACCTGGAGCCAACAGTATGCCGGCAATACCTCGGGCACCAATCTAGATGCTTCTTGGTTGATACAGTTTGTAACTGACGGCAGCAAGTACACAGTGACCAGTCGTGGGTTATTTTATCTGTTTGGTTCAGTGCTACAAACAAGATTCTTTTTTGAAACTGATCAACGCATCTATGACAGTCGAACAGGCACTGTGATTGCTGATTTTGTCAATGTATTAAAAACCAATTCGAGGCCCGATGTGCATATTCCTTTACCTGGTGACATCAAATTGGCCATTGTTGGCCAACCAGTTGAGAGTGATGGCTACGTTGATGACTATCAAGTGTTTGTGAGTTATCAAGACTCTGATTCAGATGGCGTACCCGATGATCCAGACTTCTTTGATGAAATTGTAGCGCCTGCTGTAAACCCTACTACCAAATTGGTGTTCTTTGAAAAGACCGTGGACTTTGATAATCTACAACGCTATCTATTAGTGGAACCAGGTCGGGTCGATGCTGAATATGCCACCAAAGATGCAATTGAAGTGGTATTGTCACAGTTTGTTCCTGGACAAGTGTTCTATGCCTACAATCAAACTATTGCCATTGGGCCCTTGGCCGGTCAACTGGGTGCATTTTATGTGCTAGTGATCAGCGGAACAGGTGTGCGCAGTCTAGTGGAAGTTTCAGATCAATGGCTGGCCAGAGTCGGTCGCCAAAGTTTGTACTATCAATACAGACACAATGCCGCGTTGACCAGTAGAATTGATCCAGGTACAACCAACATCATTGATCTATATGTGGTCAGCCAGGCCTACTACACTGCCTATCAAAATTGGATCAGAGACACAACTGGCACAGTGGCCAAACCTACAGTTCCTACCATAGATGAACTCAGCACAGCCTATCAAGGACTCAATGACTACAAAATGATCAGCGACAACGTGATTGTGAACAGTGTAACGTTCAAACCATTGTTTGGCCTCAAGGCAGCCAAAGAGTTGCAGGCCACTATCAAAGTTATTCGTGCCGCTGACAGCACAGCCAGTGAAAGTGAAATAAAAAATCTAGTGGTAGCAAACTTAAACACATATTTTAGCATTGACAAATGGGACTTTGGCCAAACGTTTTATTTCTCGGAACTGGCAGCCTACATTCACTCTAACATGGGGGGCGTAGTAAGTTCAGTGGTTTTGGTACCATTGGATCCATTAAAGAGTTTTGGTGATTTATATGAAATACGCAGTGCTCCTAGCGAAATATTTGTCAACGGCGCTGGGGTCAGTAGCGTGGAAGTGATTACTGCATTGACCAGTACCAACATTAGAACTGCACCTGGCAGTGGAGTAATTTAATGGCCATACGCACTGTTGATTTTTTACCTGATATATTTCAGACTGTTCCTAACAAACAATTTTTAAATGCCACTCTCGACCAACTGGTTCAAGAACCTGCATTTAAGAAAACACAAGGATTTGTGGGCCGTAGAGTTGGCCCAGGAGTCAACCCCAACGACTATTATGTGCTGGAACCAGATGCTGTTAGAGCCGACTATCAATTGGAACCAGGTGTCATCAGTCTCAATCCAGATAATACCAATCAAATAAAAGATGCTGTGACCTATCCAGGTATTACTGATGCACTGGCGGTGCAAGGTTCGCTCACCAACAACAGTGATAGGCTTTATACTAGCGAATATTACACCTGGGATCCGTTTGTTAGTTTTGACAAATTTGTAAACTACAGTCAGTACTATTGGTTGCCTGCTGGTCCTGACACTGTGGATGTTTATGCCACAGCAATACCATTGACTGACAATTTCACAGTTACTCGAACTACCAATGCATACGAATTCAGTGGTGTGACCGGCAACAATCCTGTGATTACTTTGGTGCGTGGTGGAAATTACACATTTGACGTAAATCAAACTGGCAACAACTTTTGGATACAATCAGATCCGGGTGTGAATGGTCGGTTGCCTTATGCTCCTAATATCAGCAGTAGAAACGTCTTGGGAGTAACCAACAACGGTGAAGATCTCGGAACAGTTTCTTTCTATGTGCCATTTAAAAATGCACAGCAGTTTTACTATGATTTAACCAGTATCGGGGATGTAGACTTGTTGACTGATCTACAGTTTGATCAAATCAACAATGTTTATCTTTCAGAATTTTTAAACACATACGGCGGCATTGATGGCATCACCGATCTCAACAATCGCACTGTGGTATTTACAAATCGAATTACTGATACCGAAGACGGCGGTTGGTTAATAACTTCACAATTTGATCCATTGGATCCAGTGGCCAGCAACAATGGTCGACCAGGCAGTTTTGATAGTCTGCCTTATGATTATACAATACCAATTGTGGACCCTAACACACGATACAGTGTGTGGTTGATCACTTACCAATATGATACCGCAGGCAACCCAATACTGAACCTTACAGTGCAAAGATCGTGCCCTAAACTCAACAAGTTTACTATATTATTTGGAACACAATGGGCCAGCACACAGTGGTATCGCGATGCCGAAGGTTACTTTGAAGAAATTCCTCTGCTCACAGCAGTCAAGGATGTGCTATGGTATCAAGACGGAACCAACCCAGATATTTTTGGTCAAATTAGATTGGTGGATCAAGCCGATAGTTCTACCATCAATGTTGTTACTGATATTTTAGGCAAGCAGAATTATACCAGCCCTAATGGAGTATTGTTTACCAACAACCTCAAAGTACAATTTCTTGCACCTGTGGTGCCTACTAGTTATGCCAACCAAAACTACTACGTGGCTGGAGTAGGAACTGCTATTCAACTGCTGCCAGTGACCAATTATGTCACTCCAGAGACCTATACAAAAAGTGCCACTGTTCCTTTTGATTCAACACCATATGATGTGGGCAACTTTGATGCCAGTCTAAATCAACCTCTGGTACCAGATTATTTGACCATATCATTGGACTCACCAGATCTCAATGCCTGGAGTCGTAGCAATCGATGGTTCCATATTGACGTTATTAATGCATCTGCTGAGTACAACAACACTGTGCCTGTGATAGACAATGCATTTAGAGCCAAGCGCCCTATTTTGGAATTCCGCGGTGGCACCAGATTATATCAAATGGGCACACAAGGCAAACAGCCAGTGGACATTATTGATTTTAATACAACAGATGCTCTTAGTACCATTAATGGAACAGTGGGTTACGGCACAGACGGATATACATTTATTGCTGGAACCAGAGTTATTTTTGCCCAGGATACAGATCCTAATGTTAGAGACAAGATTTATACAGTTGAATTTGTTACGTTAAGTGACGACGGAAGTTCATTTTCAGAACCAGTGATTAATCTAGTACCAGCCAGTGATACTGAGGTATTTGTTGATCAAACAGTGGTTTGTCTTAGCGGCAATACACTACAAGGCATAAGTTTTTACTATGATGGTGTACAATGGATTCGATCACAGCAAAAGACCAGCGTGAATCAAGCACCTCTGTTTGACATTTACGACAGCGATGGATACGGTCTTGACAACCCAGTGGTTTATCCTAGTAGTACATTTGCAGGATCAAAACTATTCAGTTATGCTCTTGGCCCGGGGCTCGATGATACAATCCTGGGCTTTCCTTTAAAGTATCTCAGTATCAACAACATTGGCGACATTGTGTTTGATAATAATCTTTACTCAGATACTTTCCTCTATGTCAAGGACAATGTGAGTTATACAAAAAATATCAGCATAGGATTTGTAAGACAATATGCTGACCGTACAGTTTTCAAAAGAGAAATTGGTTGGCAAACAGCCGCAGTCAAAAGCAAAATCTATCAACAATTTAGTTTTGTATATGCAGCCAACACACCTTTGTTGTTGGATGTGGCCGCCAGACCAGTAGATACTATTCCATCTATCAAGATTTATATTGACAGCACCTTCCAGGACCCGGGCACATACACCTATGTCACAACTGATAATACCACAAGCATAACTTTTCCTAGCACCACAGTGATTGTGCCAGGACAGATAATTGAAGTCTTGGTCTTGAGTGATCAAGTCAGTGCAGTGGCATTTTATCAAGTGCCCATAAACCTTGAAAACAATCCGCTGAATGGGAACGCCAACGATCTCACACTAGGTACAATAAGAACACATTACGATACCATTGGACAAAATCTTGTGGGACTCACAGGCAAGATCAATGGAGCCAACAACACACGTGACCTTGGTAACATTGTGCCTTTTGGTCTAAGTATTTTACAACAAAGTTCTCCAATGACCTTGGCTGGATACTTCCTTCGTAGCCCAGATTACAATATCTTTGCCAGCCTTGAGTTTAACTCAAGAGAATACGAAAAGTACAAAGCACAATTATTAAATGCCGCTGTCACGGGTGACTATGTGAACATGACTGTGCCCGAAATTCTAACAGCAGTCATAACAGATCTCATTGCCGGACGGACAAGTGCAAATCCTTTCTACTGGAGCGACATGTTGCCCGGCGGTAATGTGTATACCGAATCGACCACTGTGATTGGGCCAATTACCACCAATAGATTTGACACCACACAAGTGTATAATTACACTTCAGCCAACTATCTTGGATTGTTGGTTTATGTGAATGATCGTTTGCTCACTAGAGGCCTTGAATACGTGGTTTCTACAGATGCACCCACGCTGACTATTACGATTCCATTGGCAGTGGGTGACACTGTGGTCATACAAGAATACGCAGAAACATATGGCACTTTTGTTCCTAACACCCCTACCAAACTGGGACTATACCCTGCCTTTATTCCAGAAATATACCTAGATACAACGTATGTTGAACCCAGACAAGTCATACGTGGACATGACGGATCAATCACTGTGGCGTTTGGTGACTTTAGAGACCAATTGTTATTGGAATTTGAAACTAGAATTTACAGCAATTTAAAATTAGACGGCAACCCTGTGCCATTGGTCGCTACTGAAGTTGTACCAGGACAGTTCCGTACAACAGATTATACGCTGTCAGAAATAACTGCTATAGAAAGCCAAGACTTCTTGACCTGGGTAGGCTGGAACAAACTGGATTATAAGTCGCAAGACTATATTCCTCCAACTAGTGCAAATCCAAAAGCCGGATTTACTTGGAATTACAGTACCGCCAGCAACAAGTTGACAGACAATCGGCCATTGGCGGTTGGCGCCTGGCGCGGTATCTACAATTATTTCTATGATACTACGAGTCCCAACACAAGACCTTGGGAGATGTTGGGCTTTACTGTGATGCCTGTGTGGTGGGAAGCCGAATATGGTCCTGCACCTTACACTTCAGGTAACTTGGTGCTATGGGATGACCTGGCAGCAGGTTTGGTACGTGATCCTGTTGCGCCCTATGTGTTGCCTCAATATGCAAGACCTGGGCTTACACAAGTAATTCCTTCTGGCAGTGAGGGTGCGTTGTTGCCTCCCATAGAGACAGTGGTTGGTAATTTCAACAGCACAAACTTCAAGAAAAGTTGGACAGTGGGCGATGATGCTCCTGTAGAAAATGCCTGGAGAACCAGCAGTGCTTATCCATTTGCTATCATGCGAATGTTGGCGCTTACCCGGCCTGCAGAATTTTTCAGTCTGTTTGCTGATCGCGATTTGTACCGGTATGATGCAGAACTTGGTCAGTATCTCTACAATGGTCGTTATAGACTAGATGCCAATGGTATTGAAATATACGGCAATGGTGTCAGCAAAGCCAGTTACATTGACTGGATCGTGGACTACAATCGAGTAAGCGGAATTAATTCAACTGATGCACTCACAGCAGATCTTAAAAATCTTGATGTGAGACTGTGCTATAGAATGGCGGGCTTTACAGGCAAGAATCTTTTGGAAATTTACACTGAGAAATCCAGCCCCAACAGCCTTAATTCAAGTTTGTTATTGCCCGACGAAAGTTACAACTTGTTGTTCTACAAGAACGTGCCTTTTGATCAACTGACCTACAGTAGCATAATTGTACAGTCAACTGGCAGTGGATGGGCAGTATACGGATACAGTACCACACAACCATATTTTGATATCCTGGTCAGCCGAGTTAATGGAGTATTGAATACAATTAGTGCAGGCGGGTTTGATGTCCGAGTGCCAGTAACCTATAGTAACGAAGTTGTGCAGGTTCCTTATGGTTATGTGTTCACCAATAGAACACTTGTAGCAGATTTCTTATTGAGTTATGGTGCATTGTTACAACAGCAAGGACTGGTATTCAGTCAAATGGAAAATGGCTATGTACTTGATTGGAATCAAATGGTTAGTGAATTTCTGTACTGGAGCGGACAAGGTTGGGCCGAAGGTAGTATCATTAATCTGAATCCTGGTGCCACCCAAGTGATTGTAGAAAGACCCAATGCCATAGTTGACAGCATTGCTTTGCAAACTACAGAAAACATGGTGTTGAATGCTGATCGTACTCCGTTTGCCACTAGAAATCTTGTGGTTGAAAGATTAGACAATACATTTGTTCTTAGAAGCCTTAACGCTGATACTATAAACTATTTTCATCTCAAGTTTACATCTTACGAAAATATGATAGTGTTAGACAATGAGAGTATTTTTGCTGACCTAATCTATTATCCTGCAACAGGTGCCAGACAAAATCGAATTCGTCTAATAGGATCAACTACCCAGGAATGGAACGGCCAACTAAATGCTCCGGGCTTTATATTAAATCAAAACAATATAAAAGAGTGGCAACCTTTGCGTAAGTATGCTCGCGGCGAAATTGTATTGTACAAAAACTTTTATTACAGTGCAGTTGATATTGTGCAACCCAAAGCCAAGTTTGATTTCAATGAGTGGACACGTAGCGACTACACCAAGATTCAACAAGGTCTGTTGCCAAACCTTCCTAACAAGAGCAATCAGTTGGCCAACAGTTATAATGTGTACCAAGCCAATCTTGAAGTAAACCAAGATTTGTTTGCGTACAATTTAATTGGATTCAAACCTAGAGAATACATGGTGGCTCTCAATCTAGACAGCACTAGCCAAGTAAATCTGTATCGTCAATTCCTTGGCGACAAAGGCACAATACGTGCGGCAGAAATCTTTACATTTGCCGACCTTGGCCGCGGTGTGAATGAATACCAAATTTATGAAAACTGGGCAGTACAACGCGGGGTGTACGGAGCCAATGCCAACAGAAGTTTTTATGAAATGCGATTGAACGAGGCATTGTTGACGTCCAATCCAAGTTTGATTCAGGTGGTTATTCCTGGAGAATCTAGTCTGGCGGAGCAGACTGTGTTACTCAGTGATCTGTGGAATCAAAGTTACAAGATAACCAGTCCAGATATTTTAACTACTACACTGGTCAAAAAAACTGACACAGTTTTGCCGTCAGCGGGCTACGTCAACATAGATGATGTTGATATCACAGTGTTTAACATCAATAACACTGCTTCGTTGGCAGCAGATTTGAACAATGTCAATGTGGGATCTATAGTATGGGTAGCCAAGATCAACAACTACGATTGGGGCATCTATAGAACAGCACAAGTATCAGGCAAAATCATACAGGTTAATTCAAATCTAAATGGTACAGCCGTGGTCACTTTCAATCAGGCCCATGGATTGGTAGCAGATAATATCTTGCTGATCAAGTACTTTGGCTCTGGTGTAGATGGGGTATACAAAGTACTAAATGTGCCAAACATTTTCCAGGTCACCATTGCATTTTCTTTCTTGCAAACAGATCAAATTGTGGCAACAGGAACAGGAACACCTTTTACTTTGCAAACTCAACGAATTGCACAAGGCAGCGACATTATAACATTGCCATACGTTAACAATTTAATAACAGGTAGTCGTGCCTGGATTGATGACAACGGACAAGGTTTGTGGGAAGTTGTGCAAAAACAAGATGTGTTCCATACTAGTGGTCAAATTGAAGTAACGACACCTGTGGCCAACAGTCAATTTGGTACAAGTGTTGCACAGGCTCGAGACAATGCATTTGCATTTGTAGGTGCACCCGGCTACGGTGATACCGAATCAGGTGCACTTTACACTTACGTAAGAACATCAGGAAATCCATTTGCTCAAAACAGTATAATACAATGTAACAACCCTGGTGCGTACGGATTTGGATCAGTTGTCAGTATCGGCAATCAAACTTGGGGAGCAGTTGGTGCTCCGACAAGTATTGGATCAGATTCCAGCGCAAATTCAGGTTATGCAGCCACCATTTATAGATTTCCAAACAGCCCTAGTTTCTTGTTGTCAACATTGTTGACTGTGCCCAATCCCAGTTACATAGATTCGGGCAGTGAATTTGGTACCAGCGTTGTTGTGAGTCCTGACGAACAATGGATGTACATCGGTGCTCCGGGCATCAATCAAGTGTTTGCGTATGGTCTGGTAGAAATTGAAGCACAACTGGTTACATATGCCACTGATGGAAATCAAAACACTTTCCAATACAACAACAATGTAATAATTAATTCAGGAGAATATCAACAATTATTTGTGACACTCAACAATCAACTGTTGACCTACACAACTGATTATACTGTGACTGCAACCAGTGTGGTTTTAAACTCAACTCCAGTGAAAGATCTTGTGTTACGTATTGGCCGACGAGTGTCCAAAGACTTTACAGGTAACGGAGTTACACAAACATTTTCATTAAATGAATATTTGTATAGTGCTATCAACATCTATAGTTTCAAAGTAGAAGTCAATGGTATAATTCAACGACCCAACATTGATTATACATTCAACAACAGCACTAGAAATATAACATTTGATTCTGGACACATACCGACTGGCACAATCACTGTGTCCACACAAAGTTACTACACCTATGTTGACACATTGGCTCCAGCAGGTCTTGGCGCTGGCGCAAGATTTGGTCAGGCAATCAGTAGTTCTACAGATGGCAGACAAATCATAATTGGTTGTTCCAATAACACATACAACGGAGTATCTGACGCAGGATCAGTTTATGTATATGATCGATCTGTGCAAAGATTCATCGTGACAGATAACACACAAACTGTATACCAAGTTGACGCAACATTTGTATCACCAACATCGGTTGTTTTAAACAATGAATTCTTGACAAACACTGCTGGTAACACATCTGGCGGATACACAGTGACTGGCGCCAATGAAATTACATTAACTACTCCGGCCGCAGTGGGAGACATATTAGAGATCAGTATCAACACATTTAGTTTGATTCAAACTATTGGATCAGATGCACCATTCCAAAGTGCAAATTTTGGTCAAGCCGTGGATCTTTGTCACTACAATTGCAGTCTGTACGTAGGTGCGCCGCAGAACAGCAGTGTTCTGCCCGAGGCAGGGTCAGTAGAACGCCAAGTCAATCAAAGTCGTGTGTATGGTGTAACAACATCAACTGTGAATGCCAGATTAAATCCTGGTAATACTATCAGAATCAACAACATGGAAGTGGCATTGAGCACACCAACTGCCTGGAACAGTGCTTTAACTTACGCCATTGGTACCATAGTTGAATACAATCAGGGTCTTTGGATTGCTGTCAAGGCAGTACCAATAGGGACAGCATTGAACAACACCACTTACTGGCAACCTAGTAGTTGGGCCGCAGTACTTGCCCAAGACATCAACAACAGCACAGTTCCTAATGTGATAGCCCGTGCTGGCTCTGTTCCTGGAACATCAACTTTTGGACTACTCACAGTCAGCGTCAAGAATACAGATGCCGCAGTTGCAGGCAACAAGTTGACTGTGCTTCCTGGACTTGTTGGCAACATTTTTGACAGCATGGGTTTTGAAACCTATGTTTACACTCAAACCATTGTGAGTCCTTACCCAGTGGCCTATGCAGGATTTGGCAGCGACGTCAACATTGACAACAGTTCTCTTGTGCTTACTGTGGGTGCACCACGTGGCAATTTATATCGTCCAACTACATTTGACGGCGGCAACACATATTTTGACAGCAAGACCACAATATTCAGTGGACCACTGATTCAAAGTGGTGCGGTATACACATATGATTATTTTGCCAGTTCAGAGAATTCAGTTACAGATCCTGGTAAATTTGCATTTGGACTACAAGTTTATGATCAGACAGTGACTGAACTAGATCAATATGGCACATCAGTTGATTATACCAATGGTATATTGCTGGCAGGTAGCCCAGGTGATGATCTTGGAGACAGCACACTGATCGTACAAAACTATGGTGCTGTGTCTATTTTCAATAATCCTGATCTTTCACCATCGTGGAAAGTTACCAATGTACAACAGCCAGTTGTGGACATTGATTTGATCAACAGTGTGTTTACATATGATCGAGTCACCAGCGCCAAAACAGCATTCTTTGACTTTATTGACCCGTTGCAAGGCAAGATACTAGGAGCGGCACGACAAAACATTGACTTCATTGGTGCGGTTGATCCTGCAGCCTACAATGTAGGTGCCAAAAACAACAACGGTCGAATCTGGGCAGCCACTCACGAAGGACAAATTTGGTGGGACACTAATTCAGTGAGATTTATCGATCCCAATCAAGATGATATTGTGTATGCGTCTAGACGATGGAGTCAACTGTTCCCAGGTAGTACAGTTGATGTTTATCAATGGGTTGAGAGTTCGGTGCCACCTGCTAATTATACAGGTCCTGGTACTCCTAGAAACACTGTCAACTATAGCGTGACTACCGGCTTGACCACATCGGGAGTGTTTGGAACAACTTATTATTTCTGGGTAAAGAATATTACCACAATCAATACCACAATAGGAAAAACACTTAGCCCTAGTGGTATTGCAAGATATATTGCTGAACCTCGTAGCAGTGGTATTCCTTATGTGGCATTTGTCAGCCCTAGTGCTACTGCTATCTACAATGGATTAGATCAACTCAGTGCCTACGACACAGTGATCAACATTGAGTTTGATAGACAGTATACAGATGACAACGTTCACGTGCAATATGATCTATTGCCACAAGATCGTGCTGATGGTTTCTTGCCAGCCAACTTGTATGAGAAACTACAAGACAGTTTCTGCGGAGTAAACGCACAAGGTGCCCTAGTGCCCGATCCTACCTTGAGTCCTGCACAGCAATATGGCGTACAATTCCGACCAAGACAAAGCATGTTTGCCAACAGATTCTTGGCCTTGCAAAACTATTTGGTATATGTGAATGCTGTTCTGTTGCAGTTTCCTATATCAGAAATTCGAAGTTTCAATTTATTAAATAGCAGTGAAGCAGAACCCAAAGCAGGCACCGGTGCCTGGGACAAACGTGTGGCCAATATTGAAGAACTCAGTTATCAAAATCTTGCACAAGTCCCGGTAGGCTACAAATATCTTGTGGTCAGTAACAGCACTCAAAATGGTTTGTGGACCATTTACACTGTGACTGCAACCAAGACTTTTGAAACATTGTTTTTGAGTCGTGTGCAAAACTATGACACTAGAAACTATTGGGAATATGTAACTTGGTACTTGCCAGGATACAATTCCAGCGTCAAAATCATTGCTGAAGTGGCCAATGTGGCTGCACTTGACACATTGAGTTTGGCCGCGGCACCAGTAGGCAGTAGTGTAAAAGTCACTGCCAACAGTCAGGGCAAGTTTGAAATCTATCTCAGAACTGACACTGGGTGGGATCGTGTGGGTCTACAAGATGGCACAATACAGTTCTTGGCCGAACTGTGGGACTATGCACTGGGACGATTTGGCTTTGATGTAGAAGTGTTTGATGCACAACATTTTGATCAAGAACCTGTAGTCGAAACACGCAAGATCATACAAGCGATCAACAAAGAACTGTTGATTGGAGATCTGTTGATTGAACGCAATCGTGCATTGATTCTAATGTTTAACTTTGTGTTAAGTGAATTTGAAGCACCTGAATGGTTGACCAAGACCAGTTTGATTGACGTTGATCACAAGATTAGACAACTGCTTCCTTATCAAACATATCAGCAGGACAATCAAGACTTTGTACTGAACTACATTCGAGAAGTCAAACCATATCATGTGCAGATACGCGAATTCAATCTGATCTACAACGGATTTGATGAGTACCAAGGCAGCCTGGCAGACTTTGATTTACCAGCATTTTATAATACTCAACAAGTACCTAATCAGTACATGAGTCCAATCTTGACTCCTTATACATTGAGCACAGCAACAGGAACTGGACATCCTAGTACCTACAGTGATGTTGCTCCTGACAGCACATTATGGCAAACACAGCCATACAGTTTCTGGTTCAACAACTACACATTAAGCATACAAGATGTGATTATTACAGATGGTGGCAGTGGATACACAATTGCTCCTCAACTGACCGTGACCGGTGACTGTGTGACTCCAGCAACCATGACAGCCACCATCAACGGCGCAGGATATATTAACTCCGTAGTGATAACAAATCCAGGTTCAGGTTACACTAGCACAGCCATAATCACTTTGTCAGGCGGCAATGGAACAGGCGGTCAGATTGTTGCTGTTATGGGCAACAACTTGGTTCGAAGTATCAATACCACAATAAAGTATGATCGTTATCAGTATGTGAGCACTATTTTAACTTGGGAACCTAATGTCACTTATTACGGTGGCGCAATGGTTCGTTACGATGACCGTGTGTGGTCAGCAAACGCAACTGTGTCTAGTGCTACATTTGATCCCGACAACTGGACTTTAGTTCCTGCCAGTTCATTGAGCGGTGTTGACCGTACCATGGGCTTTTACGTTCCAGGACCAAACGAACCTGGATTAGATTTACCATTGTTGATTGATGGAGTTGATTATCCTGGCGTACAAGTCTCTGCACCCACGTTCTCACAGAATACAGGTTTTGATGTAGGCAACTTTGACATCAACCCTTTTGATAATATATCATATGGTTCTGAGGGTCGCCCCACATACGACCCTGCTATACTTGACGCTATCTATGAAAGTAGTTTCCTTGATCCATACTTAGGAACAAGAGCAACTGATATCAATGTTGACGGTGGCGAATTTGTTGGGCCTTACGAAAGTCATGCTCCAGAAGAACTGGTACCTTGTTCCATATTTGATACCATGGACTTGCGTGTGTACACACGCCAGTTCACAACCTATACAGGCAATGGCAGTAGCACAGGACCATATACTGTGCCATCTGGATCTACCAGCGTCGAAGTTGCTGTCAATAACATTGTGGTTGCTCCAGGCACTTATACCTTTGTTGGATCATCGGTCTCATTTAATACTGCTCCTGCCAATGGCGCTGTGATTGTGATTCTTGAAACTGAACCCAATCCTGGTATTGAATTGCGTATCTTCCAAGACATGCGCGGAGTACAAGCCACTTATAGAATGACACCGACTACTACTACCGCACTAACTCAAACTTTATATGCCAATGATGATGTTGTGCATGTGGCCAATGCAGGCGCCCTTGCTGTTCCTGATTTGGCCAACAACGTCTGGGGCGTGATCACAGTGAATGGTGAGCGTATTATGTATCGCAATATTGACCTTGGCGCAAATACTGTGAGCAGTCTATTACGTGGAACAGCAGGAACTGCAGTTGATTTGCATTCTGTAGGCGCAATAGTTTACAATCTAAATCGTGACAATTTGGCACCCATTGCATACCAAAATCACTATGTAGGAACCAGCACTGTAGCAGACGGAACCACTACCATCTTTACAGCAGACATTGATTTGAGTTTAGAAGATTCAACCTTTGACGTAGAGGCTGTGTTGGTTTATGTGGGCGGAATTAGACAGACTGGTGGATATTCTGTAATTGGAGATAGCCCTGTGAAAGTGCAGTTTACGTCAGCACCCACAGCAGGTTATCAAGTGACAATTCAGGTATTACAAGCACTCAGTTGGTACGGAACAGGATCTACTACCACATATGATGGCGTGGGACTGCAATATACTGATACTGTGGCCGCACAGTTTTTTAGAGGCTAAAGCGCAAGGTAAATAAAACATGATGCAAAAAGATCAACCTGTCAAGCAAGAAACAAATTCTACACAACCAAAACGCCCTAATGAAACGGGTTCAGTTTCAGTCACAGGTTTTGTAAAGATTTTTGATCCAAAAACCAAAGAAACTTTTGTGGAGACTAGAGCATGATTTCTCCAGGTCTGGTAAAAATTGAAGGATTTGTCAAGATATTTGATCCAAACAACGGAGAAGTATTTGTAGACAAAAAGAACGCTATTCATTATGAAAATATGAGTATTAGTCTTGCTGAAACTCTAAGCAATCGCACCAGCGCACAAGGCGGCGGCTGGATTTATACAATGGCATTTGGCAACGGTGGTTCAAGTGTGGACCCTACTGGTATAATTACATACTTGCCCCCAAATACCACTGGTATAAATGCTGATCTCTACAACGAAACGTATGTCAAAATAGTTGATGACAACTCTGTGGCTGACACAGATCCTGCCAACAACAAAATGACTGTGCTACACACATCGGGCAAGGTTTATACTGATATTTTGGTCAGTTGTTTGCTGGACTACGGCGAACCACCAGGGCAACAAGCCTTTGATAATTCAACCAATTTCAACGGTGAATATGTATTTGATGAACTGGGTTTAAAAGCCTGGACTGGTAGCACAGCAGATAGACTGTTAACTCACGTGATTTTTCACCCAGTCCAAAAGAGTTTAAATCGTCAAATACAAATTGACTATACTGTGCGCATACAGACCCTGATCAACTTGAGCACAGCATAAATACAAATAGAGAGCATTTGGAGTAACACATGTCATATACAATTACATTAACTGATGGTCAAATTTTTGCTACAATAGCAGATGGTACCATCAATACCGCTTCCAGCATGACCCTGGTGGGCAAAAACTGGGCCGGCTACGGACAATTCCTAGACGATAACTTTATTCGTCTACTGGAAAATGGAGCCAACACCACAGCACCCGGAGCACCCCTAACTGGACAACTTTGGTGGAACAAAACAGTAGGTACAATGCAGGTCTACAACGGAACGACATTCAAGACCATTGGTGGAGCCGCTGCCGCATCCTCTGCTCCAAGTTCAAATGTGGCCGGTGATTTGTGGTATGACACAGTAAATCAACAGTTGAATGTCTACTCAGGTTCTACCTGGATTGTGGTGGGACCAGCATACACTCCCGGAACAGGCACAACAGGCGCTATTGTTGCTACCATTGTTGACAACACAGCAACATCACATTTTGTAATTGAGTTGTATGCCAACAACAGTATTGTGGGTATTATCAGCAAAGATCAAACATTTACTCCAGGCACAGCAGTGCCCGGCGGCTGGGGAGTACAACAAGTTAAACCTGGTTTCACTCTTGCTACAGGTATTGCAAACAATGCTGTTTGGGGTAATGTTGTAGGAACAAATCTTGCAGCCTCAGGAACTGTGTCAGCAACTGGTACTGTTACTGGTGGTAACCTCGTAACCGGCGGCACATTAAATGTCAATGGGGCTATAACCATAAACACTGGTGGTGCTGCCACTTCTATTATCAACGGTGCAGGTAACGCTATTGGTAATATTGGTAGTTCCGGCAGTTACTTCAACACAATTTTTGCCACAGCAACCACAGCATTGTATGCTGACGTTGCAGAACGTTTTGCCGCAGACGAAATATATACCCCAGGCACAGTGGTTGAACTAGGTGGATCAGCCGAAATTACCATGGTCAAGACAGATGCCAGCAACAATGTATTTGGTGTAATTTCTACTCGTCCTGCATTTACCATGAATGGTGGTGCAGGCGAAAACGATACACATCCTCCAGTGGCCATGACAGGTCGTGTGCCTGTGCGTGTGACAGGTGCTGTGCGCAAAGGTGACAGATTGATTTCAGCAGGTGACGGTATTGCCAGATCGGCACAACCAGAAGAAGCCACCGCGTTTAATGTGATTGGTCGCGCACTAGCAGATAAATTAGACACAGGACTTGGCACAGTAGAAGCCATTGTCACAATTAAATAACAGGAAACAGCAATGACTTATTCATCAGGATCACTAATACAAGCGTCAGATTACAACACCTTTGCGGGTAATACCACAGCAGGATTAAATCGTGTATGGAGTACCGGATCAGGTGATGCAGGATGGGGACAAACTGACATAGCCACGGTGAGTGCTGGTGCCAACACAGTAACCGCCACACAATGGGCTACCTTGGTTAATAACCTGGCCACATCAGGAACCCAAACCAACACAACTATTACATCAAGAACTGCACCTGTAACAGGAAACATAATTGGCATTTTTGCTAACGTAAGCACTGATATTACCAGTGTTACAACCAATCGTGGCAATGCCATAGCCTCAGGCGCAGAATATGGTGTATTCTCAGGCACCACAAGCAAAACCACAGCCACCGGTTCAGGTCAGGATGCTTGGACTATTACATTTACACATACAGTAACGTTTCCAAGTGCCAACCAAGCACGTTACTTCTGGAACGCAGGCGGAATCGTGCGTCTCAAATACGGCAAGAGTTCAACCGGTACTGATAATGATCCAGACTGGAACACACTTGCTGGCTGGTGCGGCTCAATCAATCTGACTGGTCGAGTAAACGGTGCCTCACAAACCATTGCGGCACAGGCCTATACTGGTACCACACGTCTTGGCGGGTCAGGCGGTACAGAAACCACTCTTGCTACCACAACAGGTTGGTACAACCTAACAGGCACACCCGCTACTATATTCCAACTAAACAACAGTACTTCGCCATATTCTGGTGAGTATATTCGTACCACAGCCACAGCCACTTCGAGTACTGTGTTGACTCTGGTCACAACCTGGGTCAGCGATGGTTCATCAGGCGCAGGTACTAGTGCTAATATTTCAGGTGGTACAGCAACCACAAGTCCTTCGACCACAATCACAGGCACAGCACCAACCACCTTGGTCACATATCTTCCACCAAGTTCAGCCACATTGTCTAATTCGTGGGGAACACCCTCTATTGCTGCCAGTGTAGCCTAATTGGCAAACTCAATCAGGGCAAAAGGTAGACTTTTGCCCTTTTTTCTTTTATAATTGTACAATGAATACTGACGCATTAATTGCTCATGCACGAGCACGTTTTGATCATGTGGCCGCTCGCCGCGTGTTAAAAGAAAAGTACGAGGCCAAACTGTTGTTTGCGCATGGCGGTGGCATGTGGCGAGCAGGGCCTGACTTGCAATGCACTTTGCTGAGTTGCGCTCAAGACAAAGATGTTGTGCTACTAGACTTGTATGAAACTCCTGTGCGTGTGAATGTTCCTGAATTGTTTGCACGGGCACACGCACACTGGCAAGAACAAATGAATGCCTGGCTGGTAGAATATGATCAGCAGAGTCAAAAACGATGACCACAGGCGCATTGATATTTGCGTTTGACAATGAACAAACCGATTACGTTACTATGGCTGGGTGGAGTGCTAAACGAATTCATAGGCACCTCAACATTCCAGTGGCCATCGTCACGGACGCAGATCCAACAGATCCAAGACTTAGAGCCGCAGATCAAGTCATTAATGCGGCGCCAGTTTCCGGAGGAACACGTTGGTTTGAGGATTATCAAGCAACTGTGTCTTGGCACAACGCGGGTAGAACTGATGCCTATACTCTTTCCCCGTGGGATCAAACCCTAGTACTAGATGCTGACTATGTGGTGTGCGGCAATGAATTACAGACCGTAATTAATAGTCCACAAGACTTTATGTGTCATAGATACGCTTGGGACATGACCAGCATGAACAACTTTGATGGTCTTGACTATTTTGGCCATAATCGCATGCCCATGTGGTGGGCCACGGTGATGATGTTCCGCAAATCAAACATGGCACAATACATTTTTGATTCAATGAATATGATACGTGCCAACTGGCGTCACTACAAAGACCTGTATCATATTCCAGGACCCACTTACCGCAATGATTACGCACTCAGTATCGCCTTGGGCATTGTAAGTGGCCATACTTTACGAGTAGACAACATACCGTTTCGCTTGGCCAGCGTCATGCCCGAGCACACACTTACACAACTGGACGAAGACTTCTTTCAAATTGAATATCTAGACAACAAACGTCCAAAAAAGATAGCCTGGGCTGGCACGTCTTTTCATGCCATGGGCAAGAAACACCTCGGAGATATCATTGCCAATTCTTGCTGAACGTGGTTATCTCATACCAGCCATCAACACAGAAGATGTAGACTATGTAGCCTGTGCTGAACAGTTGGCCAACAGCATACGCCAATGGCATCCTAACGCCAACATAACCATACTCACTCAAGACCAGTTGCCCTATGGCGATCAAGGTGGATTTGCTAATGATTGGCAGTGCTTTGCTGCCAGCCCTTACAGACAAACTATCAAATTAGAAGCAGACATGGTCATTGCCAGCCCTATCGATCACTGGTGGACTATGTTTGAACATAGAGATCTTGTGATATCAACAGGTGCTAGAGACTTTTATGATCAACCTGCTGAGAGTAGATTCTATAGAAAAGTATTTGATGCCAACTACTTACCTGATGTTTATAATGCTATCACATACTGGCGGGTGAGTCAAACAGCAAAAGAGTTTTTTCAACTGGTGCGCAACATATTTGAAAACTGGGCTGAGTACAAAACTTTGTTAAAGTTCCCAGATGATGTGCCATCGACCGATCTAGTGTATGCCATGGCCGCACAGATTACAGGACCAGAACTGGTCACCTTGCCGTTTGTGAGTTATCCTCAAATTGTACACATGAAACGCCACATGATCGCAACTCATACATCCAACTGGACACAAGAATTGGTGTGGGAATCAAACCCGCTGAGATTTAATACTGTGGCTCAATGGGGCGCGGTACACTATCATATGAAGGATTGGCGACATGAATGAACAAGAGTTTTTAGACTTTTGGAAGGCCATTGAGTGGCCTGAGATCAAGACTGTTTATTACAGACTCTATCACGATGATTTGGGCATGCCATTGTTTTACAGCCATGAAGATCAGCCCGGTAAGTACATTGACGTTACTCCAGAACAGTTTGCATTAAGAGACTTGCAGGTACGTGTGGTCGACGGTGTGCTAACACCTCGCAAGCGACCAGTGCCACCAAAATTAGTACCCAGTGATCAAGGAACACCTTGTGATCTTGGCGATGTTGCTGTTGTTGTAAGCGCACAGCAAGAACACCAACGATGGAAGTTAAAACAATATGAGCAAGATTGACATAGCAGATTTAGATTGCATTTACCTATCATATGATGAACCACAAAAAGAAGAATTCTGGGTCAAGATCAAAAATATGGTTCCGTGGGCCCAAAGAGTTGATGGCATACACGGCTCTGACGCGGCACACAAAGCAGCCGCTGATGCAAGTGGTACAGAAAGATTTGTTCTCATTGATGGGGACAACCTCCCTGACCCGGCATTTTTTAATCAAACACTGGATTTTCCTACTGGTGATTATGAGCAGGCTGTGTTTAGATGGCGAGCACGTAACCATATCAATGGATTGATGTATGGCAACGGTGGACTTTCATCCTGGACCCGCACACATGTAATTAACATGCGCACACATGAGAACACAGATGGTGCAACAGAAACACAGATAGAGTTTTGCTTTGACCCCTTATACTGGGCCATGCATGATTGCTACAGTGTGACATATCCCAATGGTTCGGCATTCCACGCTTGGCGTGCCGGCTTCCGTGAAGGTGTCAAAATGTGTTTGAATCGTGGTGCTCGCCCTAGTGTGGCAGAGTTCCGCGACCAAGTGCATAAAAGAAACTTGGATCATTTGACCATATGGCACAATGTGGGCGGCGATGTGGATTATGGCTACTGGTCAATTGCAGGTGCAAGGCAAGGCACTTATATGACCATGCTTACCAATTGGGATTACTTGCAGGTACAAAACTTTGAGGCCTTGGCAGAACTTTTCAAAACTGTGGAAAATGATCAGCCTGAAATCATTGCCAATCGACTGGCAGATGATTTGGCCACGCAACTGGACTTGCCCATGCACATGCTCACAGCAGAAGCCAGCCGTTTTTTCAAGCATCACTATAGATCAAACTGGCACAATCAAGGCATCATGGTTCGAGAAATTGATGTCATTAGAGCACAAGAAGGTTGGTAATGTGCTGGCTTTAATTGGTTCAACTGGTCTCATTGGCGGAGTACTTAAATCAAGTATCACATTTGATTTGGAATATAATTCTTCAAATATCAATGACATACAAGACCGACATTTTGACACTGTTTATTGTGCCGCACCTTCGGGCAACAGATTATTAGCAAATACACACCCAGAACAAGACCAATCTAGTGTATATTTTCTAATAGAAAATCTAAAAACAATTACTGCTGATAGATTTATCTTGATCAGTTCTGGTGATGTTATACACGCACCAGAATCTGTTTACGGCCACAATCGCGGACAACTTGAAAAATTTGTCAAAACTCAGTTTGATAATCATCATGTGGTAAGATTATGTACACTAATACATCCTACTATTAAAAAAAATATATTGTATGATTTAAAACACAGTTTATATCTAGATAAAATCAACAGTAAAGAAGTCAGACAATATTACCCACTGCATAAATTAATTGACGACATCAACACCGTCATTGACAACAATATCCAAGACATCAATCTTGTGAGTGAGCCCATTGAAAATCAAACAATAATTGATCATTTTTTTCCTGGTGTTCAAGTCAATAGCACACCTTGTGTACCTTACAATTTATCATGTGAGAAATTGCCATTTGGTCGCTATAATTTTACAACAAGTCAAACGTTTGATTATATTGAACAGTATCTAAAATGATTGTATTTGCCAACAGCGATAGTACTATCTGGAACCGAGATCAACTCATAATTGACTTGGCACATGCCATGAGCACAAGATTGCCCAGAATAGATCTCAGTACCAACGGAGAAGGACCTTGTGCTAGTAGTCTTGGCCTATACGAATTATTAGACAACATGTGTGACCGTTTTGGGTATCCTGGCAATCAAATTTATATAAACACTTGTAATCTAATAGAAAAACATCATGTTTATAATGTTGTAATTAATCCTCAGACAATCTACTTAGATACTGCACAAAAATACGCACCGCCTGGTGATAACAAACAGATCAAAAAACATTTTGGACATTTTGTTGGACACGGTAACTTGCCCAGATTGTACCTAGGCAGTTATCTTTATCAAAATCACCGTGAAAAAACTTTGCAAACGTACCACTGTGATACAGCAGATGCATATCATCGGCCTTTTATTGGAGTTGAAGATTTAATGTTTCTTCAGCATGGTTGGGAGTGTGTTGATAGTGCAATTGAATTGATCAAGGCTGCCCCTATCAAATCCGACAAGATTGATCAATATCCTATTTTAAATCCTGCAACATTAAACATTACCAAACTATACCCTGATTTTTTTGTAGAGGTTGTTAACTTAACCTATTGGTCTGGTAGCACATTTTACATTGATGAAAAAATCTGGCGTCCCATGTTGATGCGTACACCTTTTATTGTGCATGGTCCACAAAACTTTTTACCAAGACTGCGCAAGTTGGGATTTAAAACTTTTCACCAATGGTGGGACGAAGGATACAGCGAAGATCCCGAAGGGTGGCAATTGACAGAAATTCCTAAAATATTAGATTGTCTAAGTCAATTGTCAATTGGCGAACTTGAATCTATGTACGCAGATATGCAACCAACAATTGAGCACAATTATAATCTTTTGATGAGTTTAACAGAATCTAATTTTCAAAATATCAACACATAAGATGTTTACCACAGAAGTATTAGGCGCCAATTTTACCTTGCCCAATAAAAATATAATTGTTCATCTTGAAGAAAACTCTATTCCCTTTAATTTTACAGACTATGGGCAGAAAGATCTGCTGGTAACGTTTGGGGATAGTTGGACATGGGGAGACGAACTAGATCCGGGAACTCGAACAGAGTTGGCTTACGGCAATACACTGGCAAAAAAACTAAACCATGACTGGTTGAACCTTTCTGTACCGGGTGCTGGCAATCAATACATTGGCGTATTGTTTTCAGAATTTGTTGACTTTGCTGTTAACAACACAAAATACAACAATATCATTTGCGTTGTAACACTAACAGAAGTAGGTAGAGAATTTAATGGATGGTTTGATAGAACAGTAGACTACGCAAGTTGGTTGAGAAACAACATTGCATCGGCAGATGATTACACTAAATTTTTAGCCTATCAAAATCAATTGGTAGTTGACCAAATCATTGCTGACGCTAAACGCATACCAACTCTTCGGCTTAAACTAGCCACTAACTTTGTTGAACCCATTGGAATTGCAGGAGCCAATGACTATCTATTACCGCAGTCTTGGCTAGGTCAGGCTACAAATCTAGACCAACAATGCTATTTTATAAGTCCTTATATCTTTGATAAATTTGAATCAATATTTGATATTGAATGGTCGCTGTCAAAAAATCCGTTTCTCGACTGGGCCGCAGAACAATCTGTATTGGCCAATAGCAGAGTTAACGTTTTAGAATCGTGTGATTTAATACAGCCAAGGTATCACCCCAATAAACAGTTACATGATATGTGGGCTGAATATATCTACTCAGAATTAATATGACAAACAAATCAAATTTCATGCATAATGCAGAACAAATGCAGGACAAACTGGGCCCAGCACTTTGTTTGGCCAAATGGAAACAGGTCTCTTTGCACCTGCCCACAGGACTCAACAATAGTTGTTATCATCCTCCCCTGCATGCTATAGATTCTGCACTGTTAAAAGATAACCCGGGTGCGTTACACAACACACCACACAAAAAAGAACAACGAAAGATCATGTTACGTCAAGAGCGTCCCTTAGAGTGTTCCTATTGCTGGAACATGGAAGATCAGGGCAAACTCAGTGACAGACACTATCGTTCAGGCGAGCCCTGGGCCGCTGTGGACTTTGAAACAATAAAGAATTCCACAGGAACAGAAGATGTTGTACCTAGTTATGTTGAAGTTAATTTTAATCACGCTTGTAACCTCAGTTGTAGTTATTGTAGCCCTCAATTCTCTAGCACCTGGCAGGCTGAAGTTGATCGATGGGGCGGCTACCCGACTAGTCGTGTTCATAACGATCCCAGTCATTTTATCGGACGTAACCGTCCTATTCCAGTGAAGGATGCAAACCCTTATGTAGAAGCATTTTGGCGTTGGTGGCCAACGCTTTATCCTGAACTAGAACACTTTCGTATGACCGGTGGTGAACCACTGATGGACAAGAACACATACAGGGTGTTTGATTATGTGTTGGCCAATCCCAGTAAGAAACTGCATTTGAACGTTACGTCAAACTTTTCAGTAGAACCTGAGTTGTTCAAACGGTATCTTGACTATGTAAAAAATATTTGTGACGGACGCATTGAACACTTCATGCAGTATGTAAGCGTAGACTCGGGCATGCCTGCGCAGGCAGAATACATACGGCACGGTCTTGATTATATGCGAATGTTTGAAAATGTGAATCGATACCTGACTGAAGTGCCCTCCTATAACAGTCTTACGTTTATCATTACCATGAATAATCTTTCAGTAACAGGATTGAAATCCTTGCTGGGTTGGATACTGTTTCTAAGAAGAACACACAATCGCACTTATCAACGCATATGGTTTGATACTCCTGTGTTGCGCACACCTTCCTGGCAGAGTTTGCAAATACTACCTGCGAGTTATGCACTCAAACTCGAAGAAGTCAAACAGTTTATGTTAGAACACATGGAAGATCCGCGCTACCCGCATCAAGGATTCAAAGACTACGAAGTGGCGCGACTGGACAGAGACATTGCTTGGATGCGATCAGCACAGGCACAAGATCATTCTCAAGACCGTGCAGATTTCTATAGGTTCTTTAACGAACATGATCAACGTCGCGGCACCAACTTCTTAGAGACATTTCCTGAAATGAGATCCTGGTGGGACGAGTGCAAATATCATGCTAGGTAATCGCAGACTTGTATGTGATACATCATGTGAGATACATACGGAAATACAACATCTAGTGGACGACACATTTTGGGACTTTGAGCAGTATGAACCCAACCCCAATGACATTGTTGTACTGGCTAGACAAACTATAAATCGCTACGCAGATCGAGTCAAACAACTTGCTGGGATCTGTTTACCTGTCCTGGCAAATCCTTCTGAAGGATCACAAACTCTGAAACTGCAATGTCAGCGGTTAGGATTATTAGATTTAATTCGAGATCAAAAACTATTGTTAGTAGGTTGTGGCAATATGGAATCTGAACTCAACTGCATGGTTTATGATCACTATGCCTACAGAGCAACGTGCTACAAAAGCAATACAGAACAAGGCGCTAGAGCAGATGAAATCTACAACAAATTAAACAAGCCCTACAAGTTTCTATTTTTGAATGGTCGCACAAGACCGCATAGGAAATACATGATAGAAAAAATGCGTGACGCTGGATTACTGGCTCACGCACTATGGACCAATCTAGACACTACCCCAGTATACAATCATACCTATTCAACTGAGTTGTTTGAGAGACCCAGCAAGATACAACTACTGCCTCCTGAATACGAAGTAGAACAATTTCAATCAGGACAAAAAGATCAATATCAACATGCATTCATCAAGCACGAATTGTTTGGTAACCAATGGGGTGACATATATATTCGAGCAGAGCCTTACATAGATACCTATTTTAGTTTGGTGTCAGAAACTGTGTTTGACTATCCTTACAGCCTACGCAGTGAAAAAATCTACAAACCCATTACCATGGGTCATCCTTTTGTGGCTGTGGCCAATTGCGGCTTTTATCGCGACTTACATAATGCAGGATTCCAAACGTTCGGCCATCTAATTGATGAATCGTTTGATCAGATAGACAACAATCAAGACCGTTTAGACAGGATAGCACAAGTGGTACAAGACTTGTGCGCCCATGATCTGGAGGAATTTCTGGTTGCAAGTCGGGCTGTAACTAAGTATAATCAACAACACTTGGCGGCAGAAGGAATCCGAATATTTCGAGAATTTCCTGACCGTTTTATCAATTTTATCCAAAGCAATTTGTGAACGATTTAGAATTTAAACATCAAGTTTTAGATAAACTCTCAGACAGTTTTTGTGCGGCCAAGTGGTACAATGCTACAATTTGGTTAGGCTCTGGTATGACCACAAGTTGTCACCACCCTCCAGCCCATTTGGTGGACATTGATAAAGTCCAGGCCAACCCTAGGCTGTTGCACAATACTGATCAGAAGAAAGCAGACCGTGCAAAAATGATTGCAGGTGAACGTCCTGCGGGTTGTGAATACTGCTGGAAAATTGAAGATATGGGCAAAGATGCTGTCAGCGACCGTGTGTACAAATCAAAGATATATCCTATAGAGGCATTGCATGAGGCTCGTAATACACCAACCACCGGTGACGTCAATCTCCGTACACTTGAAATTGCTTTTGATCGTACTTGTCAATTTGCTTGCTCTTACTGCAACCCTGCTTTTAGCACAACTTGGGTTAATGATATTCGACATAACGGACCTTATCACAGTCTTGTTAGTGACGGGCGCAATCACTTTACCCACACCCATGATGGTTCTCAGTTGTTTAAGATCGCAGAATCTAATCCCTATATTGATGCATTCTTTGCATGGTGGGAAACAGATCTACATCATAGTCTTCAGGAACTTAGAATCACCGGCGGGGAGCCTCTCATGTCCGCCCACACTTGGCGTCTCATTGATTGGTTTAAAAGTAATAAGGGCAAGAGTAGCACACGCTTGGCTATCAATAGTAACCTGGGCACCGACGTTGATATTGACCGATTCCTTGCCAGTACAGCCAACATGGCAATCGATGTATACACAAGCAATGAGGCAATCTCTACTCAAGCAGAGTATATTCGTGATGGACTTGTCTGGGACGACTGGGCCAACAACGTAGAAAGACTATTAGACTCAGGGCAGTTCCGGGGCATACACGTTATGTGTACCATTAATGCGCTATGCCTAAGTACACTAGATCAATTGCTGGAATGCATAATGAATTGGAAATTAGAATATGGAAAAGAAGCCATTTCGTTTACACTAAACATTTTACGCTTTCCTAGTTTCCAATCACCTCTGGTCCTACCAGAAGCCCAGCGCATAGTATATAGACAACGTCTAGTCACATGGTTAGAACACTGGGTCGACAGCAAATTCATTCACGAGCACGAGGTCAATCACACACAGCGTCTAATAGATTATTTGGATGTAGTAAAGACTCCACACTCGGAAGCGTTTGATCGGCCTAAGTTGCTGAATGATTTCCGACAGTTCTACACGCAGTATGATCAACGTCGTGGCAAAGATTTTCGAGCCACATTTCCTGAATTACAAGAATGGTATGACGCAATACAAGTATAATTCCACTGACCTGGTACGTGCCACAGAACTCACAGAACGTGAACAGTTTTTGTTAACAGATTCAAAAACGTTTTGTATCTATCCTTGGATACATTTACACGCATATCCCACTGGAGAAGCATATCCTTGCTGTCATGCTGAAATGGGCGTGGGGCAAGTGGGCAATTGTCGTACAAACACACTTGAAGAAATATGGCAAAACAATGCTATGACAAAACTACGTTCAGACATGCTGACCGAAACGCCTAGTCCTACTTGCGGCCGTTGTTACGAACAGGAACAATCTGGATTCTTTTCGGGACGCAAGAGTGCTAACAAGCATCACGGGCATCACATAAAGAAACTGGATGACAATCCATTCGAAATGACTTATTGGGATATTCGTTTTTCAAACCTGTGTAACTTAAAATGCAGAAGTTGCGGACATATCTTTTCAAGCCAATGGTATCAAGACCAAGCAAAACTAGCAGGCGGCGACTGGAAAGATCGCAACACAGTTCTTAACTATGCTGGGCGCACAGAAACAGACATGTGGTCACAACTAGAACCCCATTTGGACTATGTAGAACAAATCTACTTTGCTGGCGGTGAGCCGCTGTTGATGGAAGAACACTATAATATCCTAGAAGAACTAGTAAAGAGAAAACGCTTTGATGTACGACTAATATACAACACCAACTTCACGCACACAGACTTAAAAGGCCGTTCAGTATTTGAATACTGGTCACAGTTCGACTCAGTGGCAGTAGGCGCCAGTTTAGATGGTATGGGTACGGCTGGGGAATACATACGTAAAGGCACCCGATGGTACGATGTTGTGCAAAACCGTCATCGAATGATTGCAACATGCCCTGATGTAGATTTCTACATAAGTCCCACACTGAGCATAATGAATGCCTGGCACTTGCCGGACTTTCACAAGGAATGGGTTGCGGCCGGACTTATTCGCGCACAGGACTTGAATGTGAATATACTACAAGATCCCGCACACTATAGAATAGACATTGCACCTGCTGAATACAAACAACGCCTAGAAGCCAAGTACTTGAAACATCTAGATTGGATGAGTGACCGTGATCCTTTACAACGTGCCACACAAGGATTTCGAAGCGCCATTACCTTTATGAATGCAACAGATAACACACAGTTAATAGATACGTTTTGGCGCAAGACTTATGAATTAGATTCAATAAGAAATGAAAAAATACTAGATGTGTTGCCAGAATTACGGGCGTTGAAATGAATTTACCACACGACAAATTCTGTGTGTTGCCCTGGGTCAGCCTGGAAGCCAGTCCTATTGGTACTGTACGTCCTTGCTGTTTGGCCGATGATGAAATTGTTGACAGCAATAGTGTTAAATTTAATTTGAAGTCTGCTAATTTCCGAGATATTCAAAATAGTGAATACATGTATCAATTGCGACAAGCATTCTTAGCAGGCAATCGACCTGCCACTTGCCGTAAGTGTTGGAATGAGGAAGATGCCGGGCGTACTAGCAAACGTATGCACACGTTGGATAGACTCAAGCACATGGGAATAAGTAGTACTTGGACTCAAGATGCTAAACCACTCATGTTCTTGGATCTCAAACTAGGTAATATATGTAATTTGAAATGTCGTATATGTGGATCTTGGTCTAGCAGTAGTTTTGCTGTGGAAGAAATTGCAAACTCAGTGGATGCGCATAGTAAGACTAGTTTTCCTTATCAGATGTTAAAGGCCGGGCGTTGGCCTAGAGAGAACACACAATTCTGGAATCAAATTGATCAATGCCTAGAGGATATTCGCTATATTGAATTCACTGGCGGCGAGCCATTCATGATTGAAGAACACTTTGAGATGTTGCAGGGCAT